GTTAGACATAAGCGAAGTAGATGCACGGATCGACGCCATCGAAGTCCCGAGCCGCGACATCGTAGACGAAAACCGGTCAACCGCCGTAATAGTAAAGCGTATATTGCGATCGCTCACTCGTTACCCTCCTTTCTGGCAATGTCGAATTGGCTAAGCCACTCTGCGGTATGCTTAGCCTGTTCCGCCATCTCTTCGACTGTTTTCTTCTTAGGCGAATCCGCCGAGTCACGTTTATACAAGTCAGACGGCTTCGGATTCTTCTCTCGATGGGCTTTTTCGCGCATGATAGCCTCGAATGCTTTTCGCTCGAGTTCGTCCCTATTGCGTTCGATTTGCGCCTGAATAAGTATGTGAAATTCTCGCGGCGTAAGGGCGTATACATCTTCTGGTTTCATCTGAAGGTAACGCCATCCAGAAAAAATCGCTTGTTCTACTTCAGAAAGTTTTCCAGTTGTTCCAGTGCTTCCGGATTGTCTTTCATCAGTTTCTTGACGATCTTCTTGAAGAAAAAACTATCGACTACTACCTCTTTTGAAACCTTTAGGACGTACTCAAGATCGAGTTTTTCCTCTTCGATTGCTTTTCCGAGAATAGATTCAATCTCCGCAAAGGAGAAGTTTTTGCCTGCATGGAAAAGGCCAGCGTGAATAACGTGCGCGAATACTTCAAGATCACCCGTCATTGCCTTACCGACTAGCTCAAGAGATCCACCAGGACATACCTTGTTGAGATACTTAATGCTTTCAAACGTCAACTTTAGTTCGTACTCTTTGCCTTCGATTTCAAAATGCGCCATATTAAAATCCCCCTATAAAAAGAGCGCCCGCAAAGGACGCTCCGAATATTTTAATCTTGATTTATGCTCCGCTTGTGTCTGGTTCTGTGTATGTTTCGATCTGACTCATTGGCGATTCTCCCGCCTCGTTCACAGCCGCTACATTCACTGTGAGCTTAGTGTTAGGAGAGATTCCGGTAAGCGTACAAGAAGTGTCAGTAACTTCTTTATAGAAAACTTTTTCCGCTCCCCTATATACCTTGTATGAAGTCGCCCCTTCTACGGCATCCCAATTGACGGTTACACTATCCGTGGTAGCTGTGTACTGTAGATTCTGGGGCGCCTCAGGGAGTAGTCGGCTCTTCTGAGTTAGGCGCTCCGTCTGGAACTTCGGTTAGCGTTTCCTTCGTCAGTTTTCCGTTTAGATTTGCTCCGAGTGAGTAAGTGGCGAAGTCACCGTTTGAGTAAGTTTTCTCGAAAGAAGAAAGCATGTAGTTACCTTTCTTCGCAGCCTTAGTCCGAGTGTTAATTTCGTAGATTTCAACGAATTCCTTATTCCACATCGCCTCTTCGACTTCATCTACGAAGACGTCTCCTTCTGTAATAACACCCTCAAGTGAAAGCTCTTGTGTGACTTTACCGTAATCAGATCCGGTCTTGTCTTTTGTATCCAGATCGATTGTATCCGCTGAAATACTTGTTGATCCATCCGTTTGGTTAAACGGCCTGAGCAAGCCGCTTTTCGTTACTACTGCGTAGATAAATTCCTCACCGCGGTACTCGATTCCCATTTATTTTCCCCCTTGTTTTCCGTAAGTCATGTTTACTTCAACGTCAAAATAAAGCCTGTGGTACGTTGTTTTATCGCTTAAATCCTCCGCAGATATAGGCGTCTCATCGGTTACGAGCGCATCAAAAAAACCGAGCGATTTGCCCGGCTCTTCAGCACTGAGTAATTCAATTTGATCGAACATAAAAATGCGCTTTACTTTCTCCTGCAAAACGCCTCTCTCGAAGTTTGAACTCGCAAACACACCCACTTGAAATCGATAAATTGTCTGAACCGCTTCTCGCCGTTTTGAGATGACCGATATGCTATTCGGTAGCTGTTCGATTGTAAGGAACGGCTTTTCATCCGGATACTTAACCCCGTCGAACATCCAGACGACAGAAAGCCCGGTCTTTTCCGCAAGATGGGTACGTATTGAATGCTGTATATCTACTTGCATACGATCACCGTCCCAACTGCTTTATCGATTCGTCGATGTCTTTTTCGAGATTCTTTTCGTTACTCCAAAGCGCGTTGCGAAGGAAAGCCTTTTTCGTAGCGTGTTCGAACTCCTGCCGCCGAGCATATTCGACATCGGACCCGAAGCTCCACGACATGTCGCCTTCTCTACGTGGAGATGCCACAATTGAGTTTGCAAGTCTCCCCGTTTTCTTCGGCGCATTATTTGCCCCGTCGTTCGCCATTTGACGCACGTTTCGCTCGACATCGTTTTCCAATGCCTGCTTTAAAACGGCCGTAGATGCGGAAAGTTTAGCGAGATCGGTAAGTCCGCTCACCCTTACGTAAAATCCCATTACGTCACCTTCCTCGCGAGACATTCGGACCGGTTCAGCAATCCGAGTCCCTTCTCATCGATTGTTAGTATTTCATAAACATCGCCTTCCGTTTTATACGCCTGGTTAACATCGGTTAAGTCGACGTCAATAGAGAACGTAATCTTAACGTCTCCTTTTTGCAGTTCAACGCCTCCTATGACCGATCTGTCCGTATTTGATACCGTGGAGTAATCTTTCCAGATCGCTTCGACTTCAATCGGTACCTGTTTTTCGATCGGTTCGCCGGTGATCGGATCTTTTCCGTCACGCACCGTTTTAAGCAGCGTTATTTTATCGGTGCGTCCCTCGACGATTTCCCTGCGATTTCCCTTGATCCATTGGCGATCAGATTCACTCAACATCGTCACGCACCGCCTTTTCCGTTAAAACATAGTTTAAATGCGACGTACAATTCGGATGGGGGTTGAAAACTTCCGGATCTGATAGTTTATAGATTCCGGGACCCATTCCGTAACGGTTTAGCTTTTCAAGCTGCGTACATCTATGCTCCGGTCGGTTAGCCTTACCGCGAAATATTTGAACGGCTTCGACCAAGTTGCTTTGCCGGGCGCTATAGACGGTCGCAGTCCGGTAGGCCATGTTCCCTTCCGTCACAACTAGCCGCTTAATTTTCCACGTATCATTTTCGTATACCTGACGAACATCTGCGATCATCTGATTAACGGATTCGCCACGCAGTATTGCAGAGCGAAGGACTGTCGATAATTCATCCCGTTGATCTCCCGCAAATCGCCATACTCGGTCCGACAGAATGAGTCCGTCTTTTTCTTCGCGATTAACAACGTATCGAAAAACGTTTTGATTTACGCGGTCAAAAGCGATTCCTGCGACGGCAGCCTTTCCCAACGTCTCCTCCATTGCGGACTTGATTCTTTCCGTGGTAAATTCCGTCGCATCCGTGATTGTCTTGTCTAGCGCATCCATTCCGTTTTTGCGGACGGCTTTTTCAATCGTATCTAGCTCGCGGAGCAATCGGTTTAAACGCTGCTTCTTAATAATTCCGTCGTTTCCGCTGAAGTCCGAAAGTAGATCCGATATTTCAAGACGAACACGGTCGATTTCTCTGATCGCGAGTTGCTGCTGCTTTGCGTTGAATTTTAAATACTCATTCGCCAGCTCATCGAGCAAACGATTCAGTCTCTCCTGGTTCGTCATCGTAAGTCAGCCCGCCCTGCGTGCGACTGCCCGGCACCTCTCCTCGCCCGCAACGTTTTACGGTAATTTCTACGCGCGTTCAATGCGAGGCGCATGTAATTGTTGTACAGGCGAGACTTGTCGACCATCTCATCGCCGTCTTTGTATACGAAATATTGGGCGGCCCTTGTTGCGAGTGTCTCGTATGCGACCGCTAACGCCATATAAAGAAGAGCCGTATCGTCTTCCCCTTCTTTCAGACCACTTTCGTTCTCTGCTTCGGCAGTCCATGCGGCGATATCGTCCGCTGTGACGCCGTCAACCCCTTCTAAACGCGTTCGTAGTCGATCCTCTACCGCCACATGACACACCCCCGTTATTTTTTCGGCTTTGCTGCTGCTTTCGGCTTTGCTGCCGGCTTATCCACGCGTTGAATGAACGGCGCTGCCTTATCGAGTGCGGCGATTTCCTTTTCAACGTTCGTGTTATAAACGCCGTATCCGTTAAAAACGATATATAGTCCGTCTCTGTTAAATTCGTAGTTTGGAAGCGTCTTATATTCCGCCATCAGGACATCAGCCCCGCTGTTTTGAGTTTCGCTAGTAATGCGTTAAGATCTGCCTTCAAACCGTCGACGTCTGTTGCGGTGCTGTTCGCTTGCGTAGCCGCTTTTGTTGCGGTTAATTTCCCGTCCAAGGCAGATTTAACATCGTCGCCTAGTTTCGTCATGGTCACCGCTTTGGCGCCGAGGTTGCTCTCTTGTACGCTGCCCGTTCCGATGTTCCGGTTTTGTACGGAGCCGTCGCCGATATTGCGATTCAGAACCGAATTGTCAGCGAGTTTTTCATTCGTAATTGATTTATCAGGAATCTCTACGCTGCCTTCGGATTGTAATAGACTTTGGATAATTTCTCCGAGTTTTAGATCGTTTGCAGCCGGTGAGATCATATTCAATCGTTGTACATCTTCTTTACTTAAAGCCATTTACGGCCTCACCCCTTTCAAAATAAAAAGAGGCCCCGAAAGGCCTCGTTGATTAGGAAACTGTTTTAGAGATTCCAGAAAGAATTGCGACTGATTCTTTTGCGTTTTTGATTTCGAAACCAAGTTCTCCACGGATTACGCGAGCGAAGTAGTCAGCGCCCGGCTCTGTAGCATCTTGGTCGTAAATTGAAGTAAGGTAACGGGCTTTGATGTTGTCGAGGTTAAGCAAGACAGCACGATCTTTCGGCATGTTTTGATCGACAACAACTTGAGAAACTGCGCCCCCAGGAAGATCACTCATGAAGGACATGATTTGATAACCGACTTGACCTTCTCCGCGAGTTGTACGGATAGTGTCGCCTGCAAGTTTAGTAATTTGACGAGAAACGTTCGGAGCACAAAGGATTGTGTTTACACGGCCTCCGCGTTTGAACGTTTCTTCGATAGCATCATTCAAACCCTTAGCAGTAATTTCTTTACCGCCGAAGTCTGTTGACGCGGAACCTTGCTCTTGAGCAAAAGCGAATAAACCGCCGGAAGTGCGTGGTTGTTGATCAGATCCTTGGTATTTCCGACCGTAAATAAGAGAGTTATTGATCTCGCGAACCATCTCTTGTAGACGCAAGTTAACTTGGTAGTCCAGTTCGTCAGCAACTCCGTAAGTATTTACTTGTTGTTGCGTACGAGAAACGGAAGCGTAACGAGTGAAAATTTGAGAGTAGTTGAACGATACAATACGGTCGTTGATTTCGTTCTTTCTAAATACGGACTCACCTTCTGGACGCGGACGAGAAATAACTTTCAGGTCGGCGCCTGCTTCGATAGCTTCCGGAGTAGTTGCGTCGTATCCACGTTGAACCGTAATTTTTTCGGCTGCTTCATCGACTTTAGTTACGCGCAGTACTTCTAGGCCGTTTTGAACGAGCGCATTTTCAGTAAATTTGCGTGCCTCCCCTTCGCCTAATTCGATCTCCGTTGCGTCCGCTGCGGCAGCAGTTTTTACAACGGCCGTATCGCTATTGAGGTAATCGTTCTGCCATTCGAACTTAGTTTGCGATAGAGCATCTCCCGTTCCGATCAAGCCGAAAAGAACCGGTGCCTTTGTAAGAATTAAATCTACGTTCGCCTGCATGTCGCGAACTTGTTGCTGGAAATCATACGATTGTGCAACTGCCATGTGTAAATCCCCCTAATAATTTTTTGTAATTAAAAAAGCCGCCCTAAGGCGACTGAATTACCGTTTGTTTTTTAAGCTCAAAAGCTCGTTGAATATCCTTGTAACCGCTCCATAGTACCTACTATCCTTGAGAGCTTTTTGCTTAGCCTCTTCAAGTTCTTTTTCTTTTGCGACAATCTCCGTTTGGGTGTTGCTCTTGGCCGGGTTGCTTCCGCCAGATGCGTCGGCTCCGATCGGTTGTTTAAACATCCACGGGCTTGATTCCTTAAACGCTGCGACCGCTTCTTCGGCGCCGATTACGTTTCCATCTTCGTCAATTTGTACCGCAGATTTATCGAGTAGTGCGAGCACTTGATTCGGATCGTTTGCGTTAAGAGATCGAGCGATTGCTCGAAGTTCCGTATTAATAATCCGCTGATTGGCCGCTTCCTCCGCTTTTTTAGCTTTCTCCGAGGCTTCTTCCGCTTTCTTGGCCGCTTCTTCTTTCTCGGCCCGTAGACGTTCAGCTTCGGACATCTCGGCTTTTTTGCGTTCTTCTTCCGCCTTTTCTAACTCTTCGAGGCGTTTCGCTTTTTCTTCGAGTTCCGCCTGCTTCTTTTTCTCGCGATCAAGACGTTTATTAAGAATTTCGTCAAGCTCCGCCTGTGTGAACGTCTTTTCCGTCCCCTGCGATTGCTCAGTCGGTGTTGGTTCCGGCTCCCCAGCCGTGGGTTGAGCGTTAGGATCTTCCGGTTCAGTTTGTTCCGCGAAAAATTGTAGATTTAAAGACAAAAATTTCGTCATATCGTACCTCACCGTTTAAAGCCCGTCGGCTGTAGATTACGAATAACAACAACCGGCAGTTTATCGACGATACCGTAGGTCAAGCGTTGCTATTCGTTCGATTCGTTATAAGGATCTTGGACCTGCCTTTTCAGGTTCCGTTCCTGCAAAATCTCCATAAATTTGACTTCCGGGTTCTCCTTACCACTACGGATGATTGCGCCCTTAATCGACTCCATTTCATGCGCAATTTCTTCGCCTAACTGTTCGACAAGAGCTTTTTGATCTTCCGGAAGTGGAAGGCCGAATATAATCTTGCTTCCGTAGTAGTCATCTACTTGTGCAAGCCATTCTTTATCGTATTTAAAGCGAGGATGATCTTGGCGTGCCTTCATATAACGAAGAATGTATTCATTCAACGTTTGGAGACGCGACTGCCAAACGATCCACGCTCGCTGTGTTTTCGATATGATCGAGCTGTAAAGCAATTTGAGCGCCATCTCGTTAATACCTCCGGTGTTCATATCCGCGGTATTGACCATCGGCACCTCACTGATTTCGTGAAGTCGTTTTTGCAGACGGTCAAGATACGCCTCGATCGCTTCTTTGAATTTAAAGCCGCTTTCCAACTTCGTCGCTTCCGGCTTTCCGGTATCTTTGTCGGACTCGCCGAGATCCCAAATAGCGCTAGGAGATACGCGAAATGGCTTTTTCGGATCATACTCGACGTTCGTCAGCAGTGTGATCGCGAACATCTCGAAGCGCAGTGCGTCAGAGTAATCCGATAGCTTTCGATCAATCTCGTCTGCGGTATCGATGAGCTTTTCGAGTTCACTAAATCCGCTAGTTTGGCCGGAAAGTTTTTCGGTTGGAACGTGGACTACCGGTATAAAGTCGAGACCCATCGACTTCTTCTCGACTCGCCTTTCGACGAGACTGAGTCCATCATCGTAAATGGCCTCTTCGATCTTACAATCGTAGTTGCCGGTATCTTCGTCGCCTTCCCATTCTAGGTAGTACGACAGCTTCCAGAGCTTCGTCTGTTGTTCGTCCAGCCACGCAACGAAATGAACTTCGTCAAGTTGGTCGACATCCCATTCGTTATGAACTGCGATAACCTCAGTCGAAGGATGCCAAAGGATTTTAATTTCGCCGCGCCGAGTATCGTAGTGCAGACGAGCATAAACGCCGGTTCGGCTGATAGCACGATCTTTTGCCGCAGCAAGTAGTTTTTCGTGCATCCGGTTGTCTTCCCATACCCATGTCAGCAAGCGCTCTTTTGCCTTCGCCCGACTGTTCTCCTCTTCCTGCTCTTTGCTCGGCGCGTATCCCGGCTTGATCATGTCCGCAGGATCATCGAGAACATCCGGCGGCACGGTGACTTTCGGCTCCTTCTCGAATTGCCATGCCGCAGTGGTATCGATCAGCTTACGCGGATAATTCATCGTTAGCTGTGTCGGCTCATAATCGATTTCTTGCGGCTTTATATAGTCGGTCCAAACGTTGAGGTCGCCTTCATAGCGCCGATAAAGCTTGATCTCGTCACAGATACGCTGGAATTCTTTCGATCCGAGCGCTTCCTTCATCGGTATGACGAATTGAAACGGGTTTATAAAATTTCGGTCGATGACTACGATCTAAAACGCCTCCTTTCTAGTAGCGATAGTTTCCGATGTTTCCGCCCTTCCTCCGTCTGGCTTTCCCCGCAATGGAGTACGCCATATGTAGGGCATCGGGGCCGTCATCGTGGTTATGGTTCGGGTACATTTCGAACATCTCAAGTAACAGCTTTTGATCGCGCTTGAATCGGATCTTTCCGCTCTGAATATCCGGAAGCAACGACTCAATCCGAAGGGCTTTCCGCGTCCTCTGTTTGATCTGTTTCAACCGGGTGGATGCCGGATAGCCGTTCGCCTGTAAAGCCTCGCCTAGCTTATCCGCGAACCATTCCTGCGCCTGCTGTGCCTCGACTGCGATACCTTCGTACTGGAACCGCATTGTCTTCTCGACAACTTCGTTAAGTAGGACGTCAGGATGAACGCGCTGCAAAAAGACATCGGCGACATAACAAAAACCGGTCGCCCTGTTTCGAGCCACCGTTATAATTGCGGAGTAGTCGCCTTTTTCTTTACCCATCGCGAAGTCAATGCCGCAATAGTAATCGAATTCTTTTGATTCGAGTTCTTTATCCGAAAAATATTTAAAGTCTTCGCTCCGGAAAACTTGCGATTCTTCATCGACTGGGTTTCCGAGGTACTCCTGATTGAACGCCCTAGCGCCCATATCTTCTCTCTTTTCCATAAAGTCTTTATACGTATATGCTTGCGGCCAAAGGACCCGAGTTCCACGATCCATTTCCGCTTTATTCGCTTCGTAAAAAGCTGTCGCATTCTTTAATGCATCTTTACTATCTTCGTTGTATATTTGTCGCCACTGTTCCCATAAATCCTCGCGCTCAGACCACGATAGAATTGCCGGGAACTTTCGTGATGTGAAGTCCTTACGCTTGGTCAGAACGTGATTTAACAACGAATCGTAGTGGACGATCGTACCCATATAGATACACATTCCGCCAAAGCCAAGCGCCTCAAGCATTTCCGAACGGAACCAGTGCAAGTTTTTCGCCCGTAATTCCGGCGTATTTGTATTATCACCGGACTCAAGGTCGTCGAGAATGAATAGTCCCGGCCGCTCACTCAAATGACGTAGCCCGCGCATCTGTGTCCCGATCCCTTTCGCTTCAACCTTCGTTCCCGAAGACGTAATAAATTCGTATTTGTTATCGACTTCGTTCATCGAAGGCTTTTGGTGAAGCAACGGTCCGAAATCTTCGCGCAGCTTTTCGTTAAATTTCAGCTGATTGACGGTCCATTTAATAAAGTCGCCGGCTACGTCAGTTGTTTCGGAGACTTCGATAATGTATTTTTGATGGCGAAAAACGACCTGGTGGCTAAGGTATGAATTCGATAAATAAGCCGTTTTTGCGTGTCGCCGCCCCACCGACCACCCAACGTTTGTCTTTATTTCTCCGCGAGTAATTTCGTCAAGTAGTCCGCAAAGCTCCCGGTGAAAGTCGGCCGCAGTCTCTAGCGTTTGACCGGCTGGAATTAAATTCGAGCTATTGTCCGGGTTTCGATCCGCGCTGAAGTATTCGTACGTGAAATAGAGCATATCGTATTCAGCCCGGTGTACCCGCTTTAGCTTTTCGAGCAGCTTTAAGTTAATCTCGACGCGTTCGAAATCGTATTCGACAGCTTCGTCCCTTTCGATCAGCTGCCGGAGCAAGCGATTTTCTTCGGTTAACTCGTCGATGCGCTGCTGCCGCGCTTCTCGATCGAGCCATTCCCCGTCTACAAATGCGATAACAACGCACCTCCTTCGTTAACTTTCTTTTTCCAAACGGGCGAGCAACGCTTTTTTGCGCTCCTCATGCGACATCGTGTTCGACTTGTCCGTAATGGTAAGCTCGCTTTGATCGTTCAGATCGCCGATCCGCTTCAGGTACAATTCGATCGATTTCGTTGAGCCGTTTTTGATGCTGTCGATCAGCTTCGAATATACAAACGGCAGTTTAGTATCGATGAACTGCGACGCCAAATGGTTTTTGTACGCGATAAAGTTCGGATCGCCCGTTTCCCAACGGTGTAAGGTCATGCGGCTGATTCCGCACTCTTCTGCGATCTGATCCTTCGTTTTGCGCTCTTTTGTCGGCGTAAATTCGCGTTCAACAAGGGCGAGCGCCGCTTCACGTTGATTCGGCTTGAACGCTGTTTCATCGTATTTGAATCGCGACATCTTTCGTCACCTCCTTCGTAATCTATAAGAGCTTTATAAAGATCGTCTCCCGCGTAGGATGATCGTCTGTATATCCGAGGTTTCCGATTACCTCCCGTTCCCACTTCTTCTCCTGATCCGTTTTAAGTTCGCTATACGCAAGGATAACCGTCGTTGGCCGGGTTCCTTTAAACTGCCATCCGACTGCCGATTGACCTACGTGCAACGTCTGAAACTTAGTTCGTTGTGTATTCATCAGGCTAAATACTCGTTCTAAGATCTCCGCTTGTTCAGGGGTATCTACGACCATTACAACGTACTCAGTATTGCTATCAACTTTACCGAGTATCTTCCGCAATGATCGGGCCGTCTCCCAACCGTCAGCTAACGGTTTCTCACCGAGCCGTTCCGCTAGGTCCTGAAACTCCGCAAGCGCCTTAGTCGCCGCCTTTGCCTCGCGTTGAACCGCCTTGAGTCCGGTTATCGCGTCGGACACATCCAAGTCGATTTTAATTTTGCCGATTGATTCGCGCTTTGATTCCGCCATTCACATCGTCTCCTTTTCGTTTCTTTATCGCCTGCGCACCGGAAAGACCCGTAGGCAACGCAAGCACAAAAAGAGCGACCCTTATTCGGATCGCCCTCGTTCTGATTGCGTATGGAATTTTAATATAATAAAAACCTCGCTCAAATTTGACGAGGCTCACTTGCTTCTCTTTTTAAGTTTCTTAGACGTTTCAACAGCTTTTTCTACGACCTTTTTTCTTTTCCCGATTGGTTTACTTTCTTTTGATTCAACCAGTTTCAATAGGCGCATTCGAACCATCTCCTTTGTTGAATCATATGCGGCGGTATCAATAATATTCCCTAAATTTGTCCATTTAAACCGCGATAATCAAAAACCAAAGGGATAAGATCCTCGGAAGGGTGTTGAAAGTATTTCCAATCAACTAAATCGAAATCATCTTTATAAAATTTCAACAGTTTTTCATCTTTGAATGATTCTAAAACTAAAAAAGCAAGGCCGACATTTTCGCGAATGCCATATCCTTGGGCAATTACCCAATTAAAAATAGTAGTACCAATTCCCATTCCTTGAAATCTTTTATCAACGCCGAATGCATAAAGATGTAGCGCAGGATAGTAGATAGGTATATCTCCATCAGGAAAACTGGAATTTAAGGGCGAAACGGAAATCGTATCTACTAGCAAAGTGCAAAATCCTAGTAGATCATCTCCATAATAAAAGAGGGTCGTCTTTGCTTGGTTTTTTCTCTCCAGCACTGAACATTGATTTTTAAAAATATTATCGATTCTTTCATTGCCGCAGCTAAAGTTTGAATACTTATAGGATTCGTCAATGTTGTAACTAGAATACTTAATATCTTCAATCATCATTTAAAGCTCCTCTAACCCTACCTAGGTTTAATCCTCGCAGATCTTCTTAATGCTCGTTTTAACGTCTCTTCTCTTTTTGCCTTGTTCTCAACAACCGGGAGTTCTTTCAAATCTGAGTATTCAGGTTTAATTGAGATGGGCCTTAAGGGTTTCACTTTATCAAGAACAGTCATATTCTTCATCCCCTTTCTGTTCACCAACAAGGTCTTAAAAACATGTGGCAACGTTCCCTTGTAGGGAATATTATACCAGCTGTTCGCTATTTGCGAAAGATTTAAAAGCGCGAATGGCAAATATTCTAGAAAATGCGGCGACGGTGTACAACGTAACTCCGGAAAAATTACACGAAATTAGCGTTTCTAACCGTCACCCTACCGAATACCCTCGGAGAATACTAAAACGTCTAATTTCGTGTGATTTGAGCGTGAAAATCGTTATTCTCCTTTAGATCGAATAGTTAGCGTCGTATCTCGATCGTAAAAATCGTCGATGTCTGTATCAACGGAGAAATTTACGACATCCTGTTCGATCAGCTTTTCGAATACTTTTCGCAGATGCGTTTTCTCCTCTTCGGTTAGATTCGCCATGTTATCGTCTCCTTTACGCTTTGTATTCGTCAATAACTTCGCAAATGTACGCGTCAACACCGTTACGCGATTCGTTCATAACCCGTTCTGCGTAATCGGCAAGTGCGTCTTCGTAAGTATCGTAGATCGCTTGGCCTGCGTCGCAATAGTCGCTGAAGACTGCGTATTTTAAATCCGGCCCATCGATTTCCTTACGCAATATCTCTAACGCCCACTCCGCGCCTTTTAAGAAATCGCCAGTAACTCCGAAAAATGGCGCATCTTCAAATACGCGCCCTAATCGATCAACCGCTTCTTTAGGCGGCTTACTTCCGACAATCTCGATCGGCGTTTCCGGAAGAGTGTCCGCGAAATGGATTTCGACAAAATAACCGTCCCTTGTGATCCGCTCTTTGACTACGGTCGCATCGTCTTTAAGTCTCGATAACTTCTCGGTTATGGTTTCGATTGCTTGCGTCATGATAACGCCTCCTTTTCGTTAATTTATTCGTTAATCCATTTACCTACCGTGATTAAAACGGAGTCTATCTTTGCTGCCGTTAATAAAAACGATTTCCGAAACGGTTGTACCTCGTCTGCTAACGTCGAGGCGGTGCCGCTTGAATTCCGGAGTTCTTCTTCGTAGTTCATTCGCGATCACCTTCGGATATATGTTCGACGAACTTAACAATCGGGTGATAGCTCCGAAAACTTAAACGCATTTCAAGACCGTCGCCGTCCGTTCCGATTGATACCGCCTCGCCATGTTCGAGTAGTTATGCGACCAACTTCCGCAATAGCTCCTTGTCATCCTCCGATAGTGCATATGTCGGAATGACCATCGTAATCACCCTCCGGATTTAAAATTTTGCGAGAAAATTGCTGGCGCCCGGCACGGCTTTTTCCGGTCGGACCTCCCCCGCCCCCCTTCCGTTTTTTCCGGTCGGTGACGCCGTTGTTTATGCATATCGCTGTATTTCGTATTCATTTTTAGTTTACATAATTCCCACTATCGGAAGTTGTTTAATCGCTAAACCCGCGTCACGGCTGCGTTTGTGAACTGCGCAGTTTACTTTGTTATGCACGTTTTTATACATCGTAGTACTGGCGCGGCTTCAGGCCGTTTCACAATCGCTTTATTACGCTAAAATTTCGTATATAGTTAACGGTGTGAACTATCGGCTTCAGAGGGTCGAGGTTTTCGAAGGGTCTCCGTCATGAAGCGCGAGGCTGACTTACAGGCGGACTGCCATCCGATCTCCGTAACGTCCTATATCCGAATACCTCCGCATCCCTTCCTATATAATTGCGTTCTCCTCTTCGGTGTTACAATCGCATAATAAAACGCCTTGCTATTCGTTCAGCAAAGCGGTAGGTTTACGTTATGTTACACGTCCTTCTATTACGTATAGACAACTACGGACGTATTTTACATGGTCATATCGTTAACTTATCGAAATATTTTCGTTTGTTTTAAATACTAGCGTCCACTCCGTCGCTTACGCTCCTCCGTGTCCGCGGATATTATTAAGACCTTATCGCGATACAATTATTTATACAATATACATGATTGCGTTTCTGCGGGACGAAGTGAAACGTAGTTCCCGCTAGTCTTCGGATTCAGAAGACTAAGAAGTGATTACGGACTCAAAATCGCTGTATCCCTTGCGGCTGTAAGCACGAACCCCATTTTCGGATGTACGAATAAAGTCGTGTTTTTGGCCGATTTGTACGAATCACGTCGTGTTCATTATCAATTACGTTATTCTAATTGAGAATATGTCGGTAATCATCCGACTTCTCGCCGTCATATCAACCGTATTATTATTCATATATACGTATAAATATACGGTGATAGCCCGAAGAAAAAGACGCCAATCATTCGTCAGCGTCTTCGATCTTCACCTCGAATAAGTCTTCGACACCCACGCCGAGTGTTCGCGCAAGGGCAAATACGTGCCAATCGAGATGCCTTTCGTTCTTATCGAACCGGCTTATGCTGCCTTGCGGAACTCCTGACGCTTCAGACAGCGGAATCTGCTTCCACCCTTTCGCGTTCATTACTTCCGACAGTCGCGGTCTTACCGTTATTTTCATCCGTACTCACCTCGTTTTGATAATCTGATTATACGATAACGAATAAATTTTCGCAAATACGATTGACATACGTTATGCGATATCGTATAATTAAGGTAACGAAAGGAGGTGAACGTAATTGATTGACACCGTAATGAAGCTTTCGGCAATCATCGCAACTTGGCTCGGAATTCTAAAAATCGTCTTAGAAATCCGGAAGATGCGTAAAGATACCGAAAGTAAAAAGCGACGGCCTCCCGCCAAGAGATACCGTCGCCGACAATAAACACCGAGGGGCATTTCGCCCCTTGTCAATCAATTATAACACGAATGAAACGAATTGATACCACGGAAATTTTGTTAATCGTCGTCTTGCTCGCCTGGATTGCGGATATGAACTTCGGCCGGCTTTCCGTCTTGGACTGCGTCGGCCTCGGCTCAGCTGTCGTTTTTATCGCGCTTCTATTCTTTAGATCGAGGAGGAATCGGTAATGACGCTTTATATAAAACGCTTGTGGTCCGACACACCGCCGCTGAAGCCGCAGCAGGCCGATCAACTTCTCGATCTATATCAACGCCCTGACGCCGGCAAAGCGTATCAGATCGGCTTCAATACGGCACTTACGTGTCTTGGATATCTAATCGCAAACAGATACGGAGGTAATGACGAATGAAAAACGTAAAATCTGTATTCTTGAAAAACGCCGTAATTCCGGTGGAAGATCTCCGCGAATGTCGCCATTGTGACGAGGATAATTCCGTAGAATGGTACGCGGAAGATGTTCCGAAAGGCTATGTATGGAGCTGGCACTGTCACGCTTGTCGAGAAGACGATTCCGGGTACGAATTTTAATCATATATTGCGGAGGTAATGACGATGAATAAAACGAAACTCTTAACGGCCATCCTCGGCCTATCAATCGCAGGCAACGCGGCTCTCGGAATCTACGCCGCCAAACTAAACGAAGATGTCGATATTGCTTATCGCGTGGCTGACGACATGGCAGCGGAAGCCAAGGACGCCCAAGAAACGGTTGAACGCGAATATATTGTCGAAGGTAAAGACTACGCGGTATCAGCGGACGACGGCGGCTTCTCTTTCGATCCGGCAGCCACAGACGCAAAGCCAGGCGATCGGATTAGCGTGACTTTTACGAAGGATCAATACCAAAATGGCAGCGGATTTAAGACGATTAAGGTTATCGAATAACACACGAAATCAGGCGTTAAGCGGCCGCCGATACCTAATATACCCGTAATACTTTCCGGCGGCTCATACGCTTTAATTTCGTGGTAAAATCGTTCGAAGGGTGAACGGAAAGTAGACCGGAAAATCCTGCGCAAACTGTTTAAATGCCGGAATAATTTACCGCAACCGAATCGCTTTGTCTCGGCGGACTCTTACTATACTATTATAGTAACTACGCTGAAACGAGGTGATTCTTTTTGTTTATTTCGCCCATGCTGCTTGAGTCCGCAAAGGAGCCGTTCAACTCGGGTGACTATATCACGGAAACCAAATTCGATGGCATCCGTCTGATCGCGTCTAGGAATAACGATTTAATCCGCCTCTACACACGCCACAACAACGAAGTCACCTCTAAATTTCCGGAATTATTAACGCTCGACATACCGGACGGCACCATATTAGATGGCGAGCTTATTGTGCCTGGATCGACAGGCGCCGGCGATTTCGAGGCCGTCATGGAACGGTTCCAGTCGCGAAAAAGTTATCATCCGATAGTATTTTGCGTTTTTGATGTCCTGCGGATAGAAGGCGTTTCGGTTACGTCTAAGCCGCTAAGTGAACGAAAAGAATTGCTGGCCGGTCTAAAAATCGATCATCCTAACGTTAAAGTAGTCGAAGGTGTTCGCGGCCATGCTGCGGATTATTTCGAATTAGTCCGCGAAAATAAGATCGAGGGCATCGTTATGAAGCGGGCAGACGCTCCATATGCAGAAAATAAGCGATCAGATCGCTGGCTGAAGATCGTGAACTACGAATATACTGACGTTTTGATTACGGGACTGC